CTCGAGTTAAGGAAATCCTTACTCGCGGCGCTAAGGACATTCGCGCTCTTCGTGAGCTCCGGTTTGTCTCTGGTAGAAATCACCTTCTCGAATCCGAGCCTTTCGCTGCGCTGCAGTCTTATGTCAAGGCTTGCAACGTCAATCGCGATGGAGACATCGCTGATATTGTTGATGACGATGGTGAGGTCTTCCTCCTCGGTTATGGGACTTGCAACAGCTCTCGTGTTTCTCTCCCAAAGGGAGGTCATGGCGTTTCCGCCAATCGTGAGCGCATTCTTGCTTCCAAACATAATATCGATTTCAAGGCCTGGGTTAAGCCTCCGCCCCCGCGCGACTTTAATGGGATCATGTCCTCAATGAAAGCACAGCTTCGTAGGAAGCACCGCCTCATCAAGAGAAATCGCGATGCGGGCGAGATGCCAGTTGATCATGATTCTGTTGATAAGGCTTTCGACTCTTGGCCCGCTTATGAGGGAGATTTCTACAGCAAGAGCACTTTCGAGCAGATCGACCTCATTATTCAGACTCTCGACGGCACCAAGAGCTCAGGATTCGCGCAGCTTGTCCAGCCTGGGCCAAAGAAGTGGTGGATCGAAAATGCCGAGTATACTGCCCAGCTCGTTTTCCTCAGGCTGGCTATTATCTTGGCTTATGATCGCTACGAGCTTGCAGCCTTGACTGCTGCTGAGCATTTCGAGCGAGGCATCTCCGATCCCAGACTTCCATTTATCAAGGATGAGCCGCATCTGGAGGCCAAGGCCCGTGAGGGCCGGTGGCGCCTCATCTGGCCGCTCTCAGTGATAGATGAGATCGTTTGGTCGTTGTGCCACCGCCCGCAGAACAAGCGTGACATCTTTTGCTATCAGAACAGAATGCTCAAGGGGCCTGTCTATCCTTGCGTGGGAATCGGACATCATGACGAGGGACTCCAGACCTTCCACTACTACGCTCGCCGTGTGGATGGTGGTCAAGGTACCGAAGCTGATGATGCCACTGGCTTTGACTTTTCCGTCACAGCTTGGCTCTGGTATCTTGATGCCTGCCGCCGCGCAGAGTGTTTCGCACGTGGTCAGACTAAGTTGCAGGGCTATGAGGCATGGTGTGATTGGTACCTCGAGTTCGCGGTTAACATCGCCGTGCTTAGTTCCAACCACCTTGTCCTTATTGGCAACAATGTTTACGTCGTCAATGGTCTCGGAATTATGCCATCTGCGCACCCCTCGACCGGTGCTAGCAACACTTGCATGCGCCTCATCGGGCTCTTCCATGCCCACAAGTCGAGTGCCCTTGGTGTCGGTGACGATGCCATCAAGCGCGGGGAGCTTTCAGATGATGCCAAAGATACCCTCCTCCGCTGGGGGACTATGTTGCGGGATGTCAAGTATTCTCTTTCCGGAGTCTACAATTTCAATTCCATGACAGTGACCTTCAGCAGCGATGGAAAACCCACCATCTTCTTTCACAACTATCAGAAGCTTTGTGTCCGTTTGATCCGCACACATGGTGAGTATGATGCCACCTATGAGCCCGGCATCTCTGCCGCTCGTGGAGGTCTGTTCGTGCTCCGCCATGACATCGAAGCGTTGAAGAGGTTCCGTGCTCTCCTCGACGACCTTGGCTACCCAGCCGATCTCGTCGCTGCTGGTGAGTACGATGAGATGGACGAATGAGCGGTGGTAGTGGGAGGGGCAAATCATTGATTTGATTTGCACTCAGCTCGTTTCACTCTTCTAGTGTCGTTTTGCTCGGTTCTACAACGTCTTGCGTCCAAGATGCCAAGGCGCTCTGGTGTAGCTTCCACTGTAGTTACCTCTGTTTCGCGACAGCCCAAGGCTCCTCGGCTGACCCGCTCTGTGTTGAGCAGAGCGGCGAGATCGAAGCCACAAACTGTTGTGACTCGTACAGTATTATCCAGGCGCTCCAATCCGCGGCGCAGGCGTGGCGCACGCTCCAAAGTTTCACAACCTAGTATGACATCTATATCTAGAGCTATTACAGGTTCCAGGTTTCATGCAGCAGCATACTGGGACGCTGTCGGACATCGTTTGCCACCTCAGTTGAGTACTACGTTTGGTAATTATACTTGTGTCAATTCTATGTCTCGCTTTAGTGTGACAACTGTCTCCAATACCTATCAGCAGCTGATATTCTCGTGGTCTCCAAACTGTGTGCGTTCTTTGCAGTGGTCTGCTCCCGCGCTAACCGCTACTACTTCTGGGTTTTATTCTTACCAGCAACAGCAGTTGAATGCTAATAATACGGTTCCATTGGATATTCGTCCCTTGCGCATGAGTGTGCGGGTTCGGAACACCTCTCAGAACCTTAATATTGCAGGAAACGTTGTCAGCTGTCTTGTACCTCAGTCTGTGGTTGTTTCGTTTGCCGCTGCCAACAATATTACTCCAGCCTCGCTCGCGTCTTTGTGGGGGTTAGTCCATAACAATCCTAGGTCGAAGAGCCAGACTGGTCTTGAGTTGCAGAAGACTCATGCTTATATTATGCCGCCATCCTCGTTTGTAGCCTATAACTCGTATCAGGATTTTGTTCCCCTTACTACAGCTTCTGATAATGCTCCTTTAGCAGGCGCTGATTTCATTAGTTACTTCTTTCCTGGTGCTACCACCATGGTTTATCCTGCTACCGCTTCTGGCGGAGCTCTTGGTAATGTGCCCACAAATTATGTGTTGCTCCTTAATATTCCTCCGAATCCCTTAGCGTGCACATATGAGTTTGAGGTGTATTGCCAAGACGCCGTGCGCTATCCTGCTAATACCATGGCTGCCTCAGTCAGACAGCCCGCGCCCAATCCTAACACCACCGTGCCTGACGCCGCCGTGCAAGCTTCAGCTGCAGCTGCTGCCGATAACCACGTCCAGCCTGCGCAGCATATTGATGCTGCTACTCTTGCTTTGGACAGTGCTGCTATCGCAGCTCCGTTTGCCGCTGGGCATATTTCACCTGGTAGTGTCCTCCGTGGTATTGGTCGTGGTGCTGCTGGCATTGGCCGAGGTGTTGCCAATTTAGGAGAAATGGCCGTGCCCTTGTTAGAGACAGTTGCTCGTGTTGCGCCTTTCGTCTAGGTGCTCTATCTAGATGCGTAGGTTGCCGTTTGGTTTGGTTTGTTTAGTTGCATTTAGACCATATAGTCCGTGCGGGACTTTAAGCCTGCCCGGTGTGGGTATGCTTAGTCTCCACCCAATTATGTGTTTATTGTCTCACATGTTTCACAAGCATTGTTTCACTTTAGTTTCACTTCCAAAGAAGTAAAATCTAAAGAAAATATATGTTTCACTGAGCCCTTCCAATGCCGTCTAGCCTCCCATGCTGGTCGGGGTTGGGCTCACAGTTCTGTTTCACCTGCAGAAAATCCAAAACCAAACAAACAGATGTCTCACTTTGTGTGCCCGTGGCGGTTTCACCCATGTACGCTACGCGCAAATGAGCCACGCGCAAATGGGGGGGGTTCCCCCGGCTTGCGGGTCTGTAGTGATTACCACTTAGTGGTTGAAGAATCCTCCTTTAAAAGACGTGGATCGCCCGTGATTCTACAGACGCCGACCAATGTACAGTGTATAGATGGTCGAGAGAGAGCGTTAC